GATGCGTCAGTCATTAAAGAAATTGTCGAAGGACTTATCCGCGAAGCACTTGCAGAGATTGGCGCCGCCGCCGCTCTCTTCGGATCTTCTCGCGATAATGAAACCGCCGCCGAAGTTGACAGTCAGTCAGTGGGCTGACTCAACACGGATTCTGCCTGTAGGTTCGCCGTTCCCTGGGCGTTGGCGGACGGATCGTGCGGAGTATCAACGCGGGATCATGGATGCGTTTTCAAATCCTGAAGTTGAGCGAATTGTTGTTATGACTTCGGCCCAGGTTGGAAAGACTGAGATTTTAAATAATCTGGTAGGTTATTTCTGCGAACATGATCCGAATGGACCTTTGATGATAATCCAACCAAGTTTGGAAATGGCGCGTGCATGGTCGACGGATCGGCTTGCACCATTGATTGATTCAACGCCTCAACTCAAAAATCTGATAAGTGATCCAAAGGCAAAGGAAGGTGATAATTCAATCCTTCAAAAAATCTTTTATAACGGCGCAAGGATCACGATAAGTGGATCTAACAGTCCCGCGTCTTTGGCTTCTCGTCCTGTCAGGATTATGTTGATGGACGAGGTTGATAGATTCCCGCCTTCAGCAGGCGCCGAGGGTGATGTCGTTGCACTTGCAAGCCGGAGGACTCAGAATTATTTCAACAGGAAAATAGCTCTTTTTTCTACGCCGACGGTCAAGAATGAAAGCCGGATCGAGGCGGCATACGAACAATCAGATCAAAGATTATGGGAAATGCCATGCAGATGCGGACATTTTCAGGCGCTTAAATGGCGTCATGTTAAGTGGGAAGACAAGAAACCTGAAACTGCATGTATTGAATGTGAGAAATGCGGCTATGAATGGACCGACATCGAACGAAAACAAGCACTCAAAAAAGGCCGATGGCATTCGACGGCAGAGTTCAACGGGACCGCAGGATTTTCGTTGAATGCTCTTTCAAGTCCCTGGACGAGTCTTGAAGGACTTGCCCGGGAATTTCTGGAAGCAAAGGCGCATGGGGCAGAATCGCTCCGTGTTTTTATCAATACCGCATTAGGTGAAAGTTGGTCCGAAGATTCAGAAGAAATAAAGAGCAATGAGATTATCGAAAGGCGCGAACATTATACGCATCCGGTCCCGGATGGAGTGCTTGTCATCACAGCTTCGGTCGATGTTCAAAAGGACCGGCTCGAATGTCTGGTATGTATCAATACCGCATTAGGTGAAAGTTGGTCCGAAGATTCAGAAGAAATAAAGAGCAATGAGATTATCGAAAGACGCGAACATTATACGCATCCGGTCCCGGATGGAGTTCTTGTCATCACATCTTCGGTCGATGTTCAAAAGGACCGGCTCGAATGCCTGGTATGTGGTCACGGTCATCTTTCGGAGATGTGGTTTTTGGATCATAAAATTTATTACGGGGACGCGGCAGACGATTCTATTTGGACTGAGCTTTCTAGCTTTATTTCTACTCCTTGGCGTCTGGTTAATGGCAAGGATGTTAAGATTTCTCAAACATTGGTTGATTCAGGTTATGAGACGCAGCGTGTTTATCAATTTGTAAAACGCATGGGCGGCCACCGGGTCCATGCGTCGAAGGGAGTTGGAGGAGCCGGACGTCCTGCCGTTGGACGTGCTTCAAAATCCAACTCGGCCCGAGTCTCAGTCATGCCAATTGGAGTGAATACCTTAAAGGAGACACTATTTGCACGACTCCGAAACGTCGATTTTGGGCCGGGATATTGGCATATACCAGACTTTTTCGATCAAGAATGGTGTTATCAACTGACTGCAGAAAAAGCCGTTAAGAGATATTCAAAAGGAATTCCGCGAATTGAATATATTAAGATGCGCCCACGGAACGAAGCACTTGACCTCGCGGTCTTGAACCTGGCCGCATTCGCGATGCTCAACGTAAACACTGAAAAAATCCAGCAACGTTTGGATGAAGTGCGGAAACCGGAAAAGGCACCTCCATTGCCGCGATACATGAAACCCAAACCGACTTGGGCGAAAAGGTTTAAATGAGTAACATTTTCGATTCTACCGAATGGCCTTCGACGCCGCCTGACCCTTTCATTGCTGGCGATTATTTCGCATTTAAACGTGGTGACTTGACAAGCGCGTTTCCGATTGCAAGTTATGCGGTGACATTCAACGCGTCGTTGTTTGGTTCTTCAACCTCCACGACAAGTGCAGCACAAATATCAGCCCCGGCGACTGAATCCGGTTCCGAGTATCATATAACAGTTGATGGGTCCACAACTGCATCATGGACGGTCGGTGATTATCAATGGAGTTTATTTGCGACCAAGTCTGGAGACTCCGATAAACGCCAGCAGATCGAATTTGGCACTTTTGAGATTAAAGCAAACTGGGCAGTATCAACGGCTGATCCACGAAGTGATGCGCAAAAGAATTTAGAACTCATTGAGGATATTTTATATAACCGTGTTCAAGGTGATGTTTCCAGCTATTCGATTGCAGGGCGTTCGCTTTCAAAGATGGGACCGGATGAACTCATTACGATGCGCGACTTTTACAAACGTCAGGTCACAATGGAAACGCGAAGAGAAAGAATCCGATTAGGATTCGGAACAGGCGCAAACATCTTACCAGATTTCAGACGATGGCCTTGGAGGAAAGAAAAGAAAACCCGCCGAGTTAATCCGCAGGTTTTCAATCGTAGTTATGTTGCAGGAGATACCTCGCGGCTTTATAACTGGCAGACCGGAACGGACCGAAGCGCCGATGGAGAGATTAAGGACCGTCTGAAAACAATTCGTAAACGATCACGCGAACTGATCCAAAACGAACCGCTGGCCAAGAAATATATATCACTTCTCAATACTCAGGTTTTAGGACGTTATGGGATTCGGCTTCAGATGAAAGCGCGGAATGATGATAAGACTCTGGACCTTGCCGCAAATAATATCATTGAGCGTTTATGGTCGAATTGGGGAAGACGTGGAGGTCCAGACTATTCTGGATGTGATGCATCCGGTCAATACACTTTTCTTGATATACAACGTCAGGTCTTGGATGCAGTGGTGCGCGATGGTGAAGCGCTTATATATATGCATGAAGGAAGGCGCAATCCGCATGGGTTTCAATTGGAGTTATTAACCGCGGATCGTTTGAATATTGAAAAGAATGAAGTATTGCGGAGCGGCAATGTTATCCGTATGGGAATCGAACAGGAAAAGCGTACCCGCCGCCCGCTGGCGTACTATCTGAACATGGGAGAAAATCCGGTTTATGAATCGTTTGAAATCCAAGCGCTAGGCGGGACGTATGAACGAATCCCCGCCGAGCGCATTATCCATGTTTATTATTCCGAACGTATGGAGCAAAGCCGTGGACTTCCCTGGATGGCGCCTGCAATGCCGACCATTAAACTACTACAAACGTATTTAGAAAACGAGGTCGTCGCGTCATCATTAGCCGCCGCGAAGGTTGCGACGATTACAAATAACAGTGGCGACGACGTTGCAATGGATGGGGTCGTTGACGGATACACTCCGATTTCAAATATGGAACCAGGGTCAATTGAACAACTCCCTAGCGGTTGGGAAATGAATCCGCTTGAATTCAGTCATCCGACTTCCCAATTCCAGCCGATGCTGGAAACCGTAATCATGCAAATCGCATCGGGTTTGGGTGTTCCATATTCGGACTTGTCAAGTAATATGACAGGCGCAAGTTATTCAAGCCTAAGACAAGAAGCACTCCAAAGCCGAGAATATTATCGGACGCTCCAGCAATGGTTTATTGATCAATTTGTTGATCCGATCTATCAGCGCTGGTTGAGTTCAGTTTTGACAACTCCAGGAAGCGATACCGGAGCCATTTTAAGACTCCCGGTAGAAAAGTTTTTTAAATGGAGTGAAGGTGCGCATTTCTTCCCTCGCGGTTTCGAGGGCGTCGATCCGTTGAAGGATGCAAACGCAAAGAAAGTTGCATTACAGAATGGTTTCGTTTCCTTGCAGGACGTGGCCGCAGACCGTGGGACCGACCTAGAAAGCCTGATGGCACAGCATCAAACTGCAAAATCGTTAGCAAAACAATATGGCGTTAAATTAGCCTTTGAGCCGTTTGGTTCACCGCATCAATCCATAGAGCCGGAGATTGAATAAAATGGAAGAAAAGAAAATAGAATATAGAGATTTTAAAAT